CCTATTCCCCATCGTTGACAATCAATGTAAACGGCAGGGATAAGACAGATAAACAGCTTGCAAAAATGGTGAGAAAAGAAGCGACAGAGGCTTTCGGTGACTTAATGGATAGAATGTCCGACAAGTATAAGCCTGTCAGAGAGGTTTAATATTGAGGTGTGACCGCATTTGTGCGGTTGCATCTCTTTTTATTGAGGTGACAAAAATGGCACTTATAAACGACATATACATATTTGTTGAGGACGAACAGGTTTCAAGAGAGATTGACAGCACAACACACGCTGTCGAGGAAGGCATCGACTTAACAGATAACACAAAGCGAAAAGCAATCACTTGTTCGCTGTCGGGCAAACTGGTTGATTACGGTGAGGTTAAGGCATCGGAGGTGCTGGCACAACTCTTTCAGTTGCAGTTGACAGGTTCGATTATAACCTATACCGGGCGAAATATTTTAAAAAATATGCAAATCAAGAAACTTGATACCACGCACCCGAACACCGTTGCAGGTGGCTGTGAATTTGACATTGACCTTGAAGAAGTCAGAATTGCCCAAAATTCCTACACGGCAGAAACCACGACGGACACAAAGGACGAAACCTCATCGGGTACACAACAGGTGCAAAATGGCACAGGAAACGCCGTATATTATACGGTACAAAGTGGCGATTATGTTTATAAGATAGTAAGCAACTATAAAGAGCTACACAAGGACAAAACCACCGAGGAAGCCTGTCAATGGATTATGGAAAACAACAAAGATGCCTTTTCTACATACGGCGATTTCAGAACTTTGAAAAGCGGTGCAAGGTTACTTGTGGGCTATAAAGACGAAGTGACAGCAACAGTTGTAACAGGCGTTGTGGCGGCTGTTGAGACGGCGGCGAATGCTATAAGTTAAAGGAGGCAAGCGGAATGCAACGAGATTACATAGCAATAAAAAAATCGTTGATACCTTACAATTTCAACATCACGCTTGCAGGCGAAACCTTTAATTTTTCGATTAAATACAACGAGCTTGCGAATATGTTTACGGTTGACTTGAAGAAAAAAGACGGCACCGTACTTTGTTACGGTGAACCTGTTTGTTACGGGAAACCGCTGTTTGACAACATACGCACAACAGATGATTTTCCGTTAATGCAAATCGTTCCATTCGACGAAAGCGGTGCGACCGATGCGGTCACTTGGGATAATTTTAACGAAACGGTGCATCTTGTCATTGACAACTGGAGTGATGAAATTGAGTAGTAAAAAGATAGCGGACGGCAAAGGCGTACATTATAGCAGGATTGTTAAGGCGTTTGAAGATTTAGACAGCCTGCAACCTTATAACACGCCGCCGGACGGGCTTTTTGGCATAAATGTTTATATACAATGCAACGGCGTTTATATCGACGGCAACGAGTTAGATGTTGAGTTTGATGTTCCCTTTGATGACAATATGGAAGCGGACGAGGCAGAAATCGTTATCTATAACTTGACAGACGACACTATAAACAAGTTCGAGAAAAACAAAGAAATAACAATCGAAACTGGTTATGGTGACGATACGGGTGTTATTTTTCGAGGCAATGTCGAAAGCAAAAAAACAGAGTTCGACGGGTGCGACAAGGTTACAACCATATATGCCCTTGATGGCAGTTTGAGTAACAAGGTTGTAAACCTTACATTTGCCGAGGGTACGCAAGCAAGTACAATCTTAAAAAGGCTTTTGACCGAAACAGGGCTTTCTGTCGGTACGGTAGCATTAAAGCGAGATTACACATACACATCAAGTGTTACGGTTGATGGCAACCTTGACGAAAACATTAAAACATATTCAGATGTATGCGGCGTTTCCACTTACATAAGCAAAGGGCAAATTTGTTCACGAAACATTAAAGACGGCGACAACATCGATTTTACAGTCAATGCCGATACGGGATTGATTGGTTCACCCTCCAGTTTCGAGGAAGAAATCACATCGGAGGACTATGTTGATACAATTTCGGGATTTGATGTCGAAATGCTGTTGCAACATAGAATATGCACTGCGGCAATAGTTAATCTTTCAAGTCGTTTTGTTAAAGGTTCTTTTCGGGTTCGAGAGGGCAAACACACCTATTCGGACGGTGAGGGGTTGACTACTTTTAAGGCAATCGGCGAAATTACGACAAGAATTGAAAAGAAAGAAGATAGCAAAAGTTCAAGCTCATCAACTTCAAGTGGCGGCAGTAGCAAAATTGATAAATATGTTAGTTACGCCGTACAAATCGCAAACGATAATTCCCACGGCTACGACCAGTCAAGCAGATGGGGTCCCGACTATGATTGCAGTAGCCTTGTTATAACAGCCGTACAGAGTGCAGGCATCGGCGTAAAATCGGCAGGTGCAAACGCTACTGGTAGTATGTATGCGGCGTTTAAAAAGTGTGGTTTTGTCGATGTTACATCAAAGGTCAACCGCTCAACTGGTGCAGGAATGTTAAAAGGCGATATTTTGTTGACACCCGGACAGCATACGGCAATTTTCATCGGCAGCGGTCAACTTGTTAATGCCTCAATCAATGAGAGAGGCACCACAACAGGCGGCAAGCCGGGCGACCAAACAGGTAAAGAGATTTGGACGAGGAATTATTATAATCACCCTTGGACTTATGTGTTGAGGTATAACGGATAGAGGTGTTTTAAGTGTTAAACGAGCTATATAGAAACATACAAAACCAAGTTGACCAAGCATTACTAGATACGCACACGGCGTTTTTGGGAACTGTTACAAGTATCAACTTAAATGTTTGTACAGTGCAACCGCTCTGTATGTACCGGGAGCGTGGAGAAACAGCGAAAAAAGCATCAATCATCACTAACATACCGATGATAACCTTGCAGAAAACAATCATCTATATTTACGATGATACGGGCGAGATTGAAACAGTAAAAGAAGATATTAAAAGCGGTGATGTGGTGCTTTGTGTGTGTTGTGAAAGGAACATAAGCGAGGCGAGGAACGGCAATTTAAACTTGCCACCAGTCGGACACCACAATATGGCAGACAGCGTTGTTACGGGTGCTTTGGTGCAGGTAAAACACATAACAGGCGGTGAATAAATTGAAAGGCTTTTTGATAGACGATAACGGCGATGTTGTTATCGACGATAGAGTTATAACAATGACGGACGGCAACACTTTGTTGCTACAAAAAATACGACAAATTCTCGGCACAAACAAAGGCGAATGGGCTATTGACACAAACGAGGGTATAAACTTTAGTAACATATTAGGCAAAAACAAAACCGATGATGTTATCAAGTCCGAAATTCTTTCAGGGCTTAGACAAATCGACGACACATTTTATATAACAGAATGGAAGTCAGAGTTAAACAAAAAAACAAGGTCACTTACTGTTGACTTTACTGCAAAAAACAGCGATGGAGTGAGCGTAAGCGACACATACAGCGTATCATAAGAGGGGGTGCAGAAATGCCACTAACAAGCAAAGGTTTTAACCGTTTAGGCTATAACGGTATACTTAGCGAGATAACAAGCACAGCAAGAGAGTTGTTCGGCGAGGATATCGACACAACCTCGTACACGCCGCTTGGTAAGTTTTTAAGGATTCTTGCATACAGACAGAGCAAGGCAGAGGAAACCGCCGAAATGATATACAACAGTATATATCCCAAAGGTGCAAGCGGTGTTGCACTTGACAATTTATGCAAGTTTGTCGGCATAGAAAGAAATAGTGCGACGGCTGCACAGCACCTTGTTAAAGTATACGGAAAAAACGGCTACATTGTGCCTATCGGCTTTTTGTTAAAAACCGAAAACGAGGTGTATTTTTATAACATTTCGAACCAAACAATCGTAAATGGAGAGTGCGAAATATATGTTGCCTGCACCGTTACGGGGACAACAGGAAATGTAAACAGCGACACAATCAACATTGTTGCTAATCCCGTTTCGGAAGTTACAAGCGTTGAGGGCATTATGCTTGTTGAAACCGGATCGGGAGCTGAAAGCGATTATTCACTTCGAAAGCGTTTTGACCTTGCTGTTGCCGGGGCAGGCTCTTGCACCGAAACAGCGATAAGGGCGGCGTTGATGAGAATAACATCAGTTGACAGCGTTGGTGTTGTCAAAAACGACACAACAGAAACGGACAGCGACGGACGACCGCCTTTTTCATTTGAATGCTACATCAGCGGCGGCGAAAGCTATCATCAAGAGATAGCGGAAACAATTTTTGACAAAAAGCCGATAGGCATAAAAACATACGGCGATGTTACAGTTGAAATCAAAGATTCGGGCGGCACTGCACACAATGTGAGCTTTTCTCACACAAAGTATGTAACAAGCTATGTTAAAATAAAAATCCGCACTAACAGCAAATACCAAGGTGACGAGAGTGTAAGTCAAATTTCGTCAAATCTTGCGGAAGTCATAAACGGTTTGAGTATCGGCGACGATGTTATAATGTCTCGTTTGTATGGCTCTATACATAGTGTTGTTGGCGTTGATGAGGTAACGGAGCTTACACTCTCAACAGACGGCAAAACTTACAATGCGAAAAACATCGAAATAAAAGCGTATGAAAAAGCAAAGTTCGCTGCCGTTAAAATCGAGGTGATTTAATTGATTGATTTTAATTTTGACAATTTAGCGGCGAACCTGCCCGACAGCTATGCAAAGGACGAGGACAGCAACAATTACAAGTTGCTTATGTTATGCAAAACGGCTGTTGAAATATTTGAAAGTGCCGTACTCGATGTATTTAAAATACTTGATATTGATGAGGCAACAGGCTCAACGCTTGACTTATATGGGGAGCGTGTAGGGCAGGCACGAGGCACGATGTCGGACGACTTGTACTTGCTTATGATAAAAGCAAGGATAATGCGTAACCTCA